GGCTTCGTAATCAGGTCTTGTCTCAAGCTCCGCCTCAAAGCCCACCATAGTCATCTTATATTCTAAGAAGTCTTTGGGCTCTTGGTGAAGCAAGTTCATAACCATCTTCTCCTTATTGAGTGCATAGCACCCATCAGGGCCATAGTAGTGGCTACAAAATTCGAAGCTGTCAGTGACTGGGAGATACTCCTTGCATCTAATGCCATATCTGAGATATTTCTCAGCGGCATTTTCAACTGTGTTCTCAACCGAATCGTCACCGGCCGCTATCGTCTTCCTAGATCCAATCAGATCAGCGATTCTAACGCGCATAAAGGAATTGTCCCGGCTAGTTCTGTACTTGCCAGAGTTAACAATTCCCTTAAAGAGTGGTTGTACCATAGTTCCATCAGAAAACTGATATATAGATTCAGTTTCCAGGATGGCTTTTGCAATCATTAGATGTTCAAATACAGCCGAACTCTCTTCTGCTAGAAGAACCGTTGCCTGAGCGGCATCCACGACTTGCCATTGCTTAACTCCCCAATCCCAGCCCGAAATGTCAGCATAGGACATAGGCAAACCGCAGTCCATAACGTCAGCGTAAACGCTAGCACTGTCCTGTTCTGTAAAACCTATTCCTGGTTTGGAGGGTATATCTCTCCAATTCTGAATCTCTTTCTTGGTTAGGTGACGACATAATAACATTTCTATTATCTTGTCTGTAAGGGAGACTGACATGATCAGTCTAACTCGTCCAGTCTTGATTTTCTCTCTGATATGAGGTTCGTTCTTTACGAACACTCTAACAGGGTCCATATATCCGAGGTCAAGTTTCTCCTTTCTATTCATGTTTCTGAGTTTGTCAATGGGAGTGGATAGAATCAACTCAATACGATCGAGGATGACATCATTGAATCGCTCGCCCATTTGGGCCAGCAGCTGATCGTTGCGTTTGGCAACTTTAGCATGTGGCACTCCAGGACTGGCTTCTGCCTTGATGTCAATCTTCATCCTATCGATAGCTTCACTCCACTTCTGACGATCATATGTCATTAGATATTGAGGTAAAGTATGTTTGAGGTATTGCGGTAATATACGAGTGTTAGATTCTTTTATTGCGCCATCGGTTGGGACTTCGCACTTTGTAATGTGTCTGTCACATTGGAGTTTGAAGCTCCGTTTTTCCGCTTCAGCACCGCGGGGTGGCCAGGAATATGTCGCATATTCTGGTTGTCTCGCGCAGGCTTCTTTCCACTTTGGGGTTTCTTTTCTCTCTCCTGCACCTGGGAAAACGATGTTACTCTTTCCGATTTCTTCAGATTTCTCTGAGAAGGGGATGGCTTCTTCGTACCACTGGTAGTAGGGGCCCCAGACATCGCTGGGGCTCTGGAGTTTAAATGAACCGCAGAATCAACAGTTGCAACAATATGATCTTCCCCCTGGTTAGTTTCCTCACCAGGTTTCTTTTCAGCTGCCCTCTTGGCTCTTAACCTTCGTTTAGCTGATTTTGTCATTTTGGTTGGCTCCTCTTGCTTAGTCACAACTTGCGCAGTCTCCTTAATAGGGTTAACTTTGACAATAGGGTCCTTAGCTATAGAGAATCCATCATTAATAGAGCAGTTCTCTTCAAGAACCCACGTAACGGAATTCATTGTATTACCATCAACTCGTACAGGATCACAGGGTCCAGAAGTTCTCAAGCGCTGAACTAAGTGCTTATCCATAGGAATCGTTTTCTCTGTGGGTAGCAATGGATATATTCCAGCTCTTACGTCGTTTCGTACATCTATACCTGATTGGTATTCGCTGTTGGATAACAACTTCACTACTTGCATAGCGATCTTCTTTACGAAAAGGTCGTCAGTCACCTCTTTGATAATCTTATCAGTTATCTCAACAGGTAACTTTTCGTCCAAAATCTTTTTGGCTTCCCCGGCTCCTTTACCTTGCTTCTTCAAAATATTTTTAGTTAACGGAACTAAAGCGAAGCCACAATTAACGCAATTGTAACCTCGGTTCTGCACACAAGCACAGTTCGAACAGGTCCAAGGGCTTTCCTTTCGCATACGACCACCTTTAATTTGTTGTCCTATGTGTCCGCCCTGTTTTCCCTCGTTGTTTC